ACAGAGATGTATTTAAATCAAAAATACTTAGAAGAGGATATGTGTTTAAAGCTTTAGGTTACTATGTTGTAGCAGTTGCAATACTTCCATTAGATTATTATGGTTTTACACCATTTACTCAAGGGTTACTTAAAGCAACCGGATATGATATTGTAATACCAACTAAAGCTATTTTTACAAATGCACTTATTTATATATTTGCAATTATAGAGTTATCATCTATTAATGAAAACTGGTTTGATCTTACAGGCAATAATATATTTAAATCAGTGTTCAAAGTAGTTAAAACTATTAGAGGAGGTATTGAGAAAGTATCAGATACCTACAAGAACATAAAAGATTAATCTATGAGTTATAGTTTTTTACAGGAAGAAAAATCTCCAAAAATTTTAGTTGAAGCAGTAAAGCTTATTGGTACTAAAGAAGTTGTTGGTAAACAACACAATCCTGTAATTATGGACTGGGCTAAAGAACTTAAGTTAGATAAAGTTTATACAGCAGATGAGATTCCATGGTGTGGATTATTTGTTGCATATTGTGCACATCAAGCCGGTGTAGAAGTTGTAGACAAACCTCTCTGGGCTTTAAACTGGGCCAAATACGGCACTAAAGTAACTGAACCTATGTTAGGTGATGTTCTTACATTTAAAAGAGACGGAGGAGGTCACGTAGGCATCTATGTAGGAGAAGACAAAGATTGCTATCATGTACTTGGTGGAAATCAAGGAAACTCTGTATCAGTATCAAGAATATTAAAATCAAGATTACATCAAGCAAGAAGAACTAAATGGAAAGTAGCACAACCAGCTAATGTTCGTAAAGTACAACTTAGTGCTAAAGGTGCAATCAGTAAAAATGAAGCATAATGAAATTTAGAAACAGTTGGATATCCTCAGCAAAACAGTGGGATAAATTAAACATTAAGTTAAGAATCTCTTTCATTGATATCTTAGCTATTGAAGTAGATATGTCTAGAGACTTTTATTTACTTACAATTTTAAACTTAACTATTAAAAACAGATAGTCATGAAAGATAGTAAAAATCAAATAATCCGTTCTATGAGTAGCTACCAAATGGGTGGTGCTTCAGATGACTCTTGTATGGAAGAATACATGGGTGCAGATGGTAAAAGAAGAAAAAGAAGAAAGCATAAATGCAATGCTGGTAAAACAAAAAGAGTTAAGAGTAGTGGATCAAGTACAACAGGACGTGATGTAGTACTAGGTCTTGCTGCTAGTGCTGCTGCTGGATTAGGTTTAAAGAAAATGTTAGAGCAACAAAAGAAAGGTGGCTCTGTAAAAAAAATGTCTAAGAAAAAGTAATTATACTTAAACTACTATAGTCCAGGTACTTTCTGTGCCTGGATTTTTCTTTTAAATATATTTTGTTTAAACAATTATTGTATATTTGTGTAAACTTAAAATATATAAAAAATGGAAAACCAACATGTAGAAGAGCAGATGTCTGCAGAAGAATTAGCTCAAAGAAAAGAAGAAATGAAAAACTTCTATGATGAGTCTGTTCCTTATTTAGAATCACAAGCAAAGTATGAAAAACTGCTTACAGAAATTGAGGAAGCAAGATTTAAGAGAGCAAATTTCCAATATCAGTTTGCAATGATGATGAGTCAAAGACCTGATATGGAAGAAGAAGAACCAGAAATGAATCAAGAAACTCCAGCTTCAGAACCAAAAGGAAGAAAGTTGAAAAAATCATAGACTATGGCACTTGTCAATCAAGTACAGAAACGTGTTAGAATGGCTAAGTGGGATGTGGTAAAATTTCAGATTTTAACTCATTGTTATATTAACCGTATAGCAATGAGTGAATCTGATCTTGATTGCCTCACCTTACTTGGTTTTAATCAACCAATTGAACTGACAAGTTTTTGTTATGACGCATCTGCAGATGAGGATGCAATTTTTAAATCTCCGCAAACAGTAAGGAACTGTATTAATAAGGCTGAAAAAAATGGTCTTGTTATAAAAGATCCAGCAAACAAAAAGTTTGTTTTAATTAGTCCGTCTATTAAACTTCAGACAGAGGGTACTATTTTATTAGACTATAAATTCTTAGGTAATGAATCCGAAGAAAGCAACTAAATATTACAAACAGGTAGCTGAAGAATTAAATGTTAACGAGACATTGGTAGAAGACTTTATTGAATTTTACTACAAGAATATTAGATATCATTTATCACATCTTACACATCCAAGAATTAATTTGGAAGGTTTAGGTCATTTTATAGTAAAACCTTCATGGATTAGAAGATCTATTGAAAGAATTTCAAATGCTTTAGATAAACATGACACATCTACTTTTGGAGCTTATTCAAAAAAAATGAGACTAGAAGATAACTTAGGTTTATTAATTGAAATAGAAAAGAAAGTTTTTGTTGAAGAACAAAGAAAGTTAACTTATAAAAAACCAAAAAATGAAAGCAGTATTGAGAGCAATCTGGGAGAATAGATCTCAAATTTTAGAAGGAGTAAAAAACTCAATTATAAGAGATGAGTTAGTTGAAGACATTGCTAGAATGAGACAGGACATTTGTTATGACTGTGATCAAATTGATGAGAAAGGAAAAGAATGTGCAGTTAAAGGAACACAACCATGTTGTGCTGAATGCGGTTGCTCACTTGCATTTAAAACAAGATCTCTTTCTTCTGAATGCCCATTAGGTAAATGGCAAGCAATTGCTACAGAAGAAGAAGAGGATGCATTAGATAACCTTAAAGACTAATATTATGCGCTATAATCCATTTAATACAGCACAATCTGTATTGGTAAATGATCCTACAAAAAGTATTGATACTTTTGGAAGTAATACTTCTATCCATAATGGACAAGGTCTGTGGAGTCAAATATCATCCAGTAGTACAAATCCTTATGATCCATTTGATGGTCTTGCAAAAAAAGTAACTGAATTAGAAATGCAAGCTAATCAACAAGGTCTTGTAATAAAATTACTAAGACTTAAAATTCATGCACTTGAAGGTAAGTTTACACAAGAAGAAGTTGCTAATATCAGAAAGATGATAATGTCAGAAGATGAAGGATCTAGAACATTAGCTGACTCAATTATAGAAAATGCATAGTTATGAGTATAGTATTTAATGCAGATGATCACAGCTACAAGAGTGTAGATCCCAATGATGAAATTAAGTGGGTTAGTGTAACTACTCTACTATCTAGTCTTAAGAAATCTTTTGATGCAAAGAAAGTAGCAGAGAGAGTAAGCAAAAATAAGAAGTCTAAATGGTATGGTATTGATCCAAAAACAATTGTTCAGATTTGGGATAATGAAGCTAATAGAGCTACAACTCTAGGTACATTCTATCATAATCAAAGAGAAGCTGACTTATGTTCACTTGCATCTATTGAAAGAGATGGGGTTACTGTTCCTATATTTAAACCATATGAACAACCTAATGGTTTAAAAATTGCTCCTGTACAAAAACTTGAACCAGGCGTGTATCCAGAACATATGGTCTATCTTAAGTCAGCAGGCTTATGTGGCCAATCAGATTTAGTTGAAGTAGTCAATGGTAGAGTTAATATCATTGACTACAAAACTAATAAGGAGATTAAAACAGAATCATTTAAGAACTGGGAAGGAATGTCAGAGAAGATGTTATCACCAGTAGACCATTTGGATGATTGTAATTTTAATCACTATGCTTTACAGTTAAGTATCTACATGTACATTATCTTAAAGCATAATCCTAAACTTCAACCCGGAAAAATATTTATTCACCACATTACATTTGAAACAGAAGGTGAAGATCAATATGGATATCCTATTGCTAAATTAGATGAAAATGGAGAACCAAAGGTATTAGAAGTAATACCAATGCCAGTGCCTTATCTTTATGATGAGGTAATCTCAGTTATCAATTACCTTAAGGAGAATCCTTATATTATTAAAAAGAAGTAATATGCTAGTCAGACTATTTGACGTACAGAATGGTGTAGTAATTCCTACGGAACATTGCTATACTTTAAAGGCACTTAAAGATATAATGGATAACTATCCAGATGATTATCTTAAAATATATCTATACTTGTTCTATATGACATGTCCTAATCCAGATATGAATCCTTTCTTTCATACTCCAGAGATAGATAAAGAGCATATCATTCTAAAAGAAATACAAGCAGAATTTTCTACAGAAGATGATGATATACATACAGCTTTGTTATTTTGTCAAAGAATGTATGAGACTCCTACATCTAGAGCGTATAAGGGTATGGCATCTATGTTAGACAGATTAGCTAGATACATGGAGACTACACAGATTACTGCAGGTAGAGATGGAAACATTAACTCACTAGTAGCTGCAGCAAAAAACTTTGACCAGATTAGAGCATCATTTAAAGGAGTATATAAAGACCTTCAAGATGAACAATCAAGTAAAGTAAGGGGTGGACAAGGATTAGCATATGATAGTTAATTATGAGTGAGATTTATCAAGACATACCAACCTATGACAATGGAACATGGACAACAACAAGTTTTGAATCCAGACAGGACTTCAGCGACTTCATATTTGGGGTTTTC